AACCTCCTCGACCTCCGGGCCGTCACGCCGCCCGGGGTGCGCATCATCCCGTCGCTCCAGGGCGGCACCATCGCCGAATACGAGAGGTGCATCACCCTCTACGACCGCGCCGGGATCGACCTCACCGCCGAGCCCCTCGTCGGCGTCGGCTCCATCTGCCGCCGCCCCGCCGCCGAGGCCGCCGCCATCCTCACCCGGCTCGCCGCCACCGGCCTGCGGCTGCACGCCTTCGGGCTCGCCCTGCGCGCCCTCGACGCCACCGCCGACAGCATCGCATCCGCCGACAGCATGGCCTGGTCCCGCGACGCCCGTTACTCCCCGCCCCTGCCCGGCCACACCCACGTGACGTGCGCCAACTGCCGCATCTGGGCCATGCGCTGGCGACAGCGCGTCATCGACCTCCTGGCCAGGCCCCGACAGACGGCACTCCCGCTCCACCACACGCACAACACCAAGGAGACCACCCATGGATAACCTCGAACGCAGGCTGATCACCAGCCGACTCGACCTGGAAGCATCCGAGTTGGCACGCGACGCCCGGTACCTTGCGGACGCAGCTGAACGCCTCGCCACCGCAGCCCAGAAGGGCGAGCCCGTCTCCGGGAACGCCTCGCGCCTCGCACAGGATGTCGTACAACTCCTTCGTGCCGCCGCGCGCCTGGATGGCGCCCGCGAAATCACCGACGCCCTGAGCAACACCACCGAAGAGACGGACCGGTGAACGCACACGACGTGCTCGCCCTCTGCCCCGAACCCACTGCCACGCCTGCGCCGTACAGGAGGCATCGGTGAAGAGCCCTGTGCCCTATTTCGGATCGAAGCAGCGCGTCGCCGGATGGATCGCGGCGCAGATGCCCCCCCACGCCCACTACGTGGAGCCGTTCGCTGGCGGCCTGTCCGTCCTCCTGGCCAAGGCCCCCTCAGCGATGGAGACGGCGAACGATCTGGACGGCGAGCTGGTCACCTTCTGGCGCGTCCTCCGCGACCGCCCGGCCGAGCTGATCCGGGCGTGCGCCCTCACCCCGCACTCCCGCGCCGAGCTCGCGGCCACCTGGCAGCCAGTGCCCGACGGCGATGACCTCGAGCTGGCTCGCCGAATCTGGTGCCGCCTCGCCCAAGGGCGCTCCGGCACCCTGCGGAACACCGGCTGGCGCCACTACATCGACCCCGCAGGATCCGGTACGTCAATGCCCGACTACATGAAGGCGTACCGCGACCGGCTCGCCGCCGCAGCCGAACGCCTCGCCGCCGTGAGCCTGGAGTGCCTTCCCGCTCTCGACATCATCGCCAAGTACGGCCGCCATGAGGACGTGCTGCTGTATGTCGACCCGCCGTACCTCGGCAGCACCCGCGGGTGGGGGAGGAACTATCGGCACGAGATGAAGAACGAAGGCGAGCACCGCGAGTTGGCGGCCGCCCTCGAAGCCTGCCGCGCCGCCGTCGTCCTCTCCGGCTACAACTCCCCGCTGTACGACGAGCTGTACGGCGGCTGGCATCGCGCCGAACGCCGCACCATGACCGGCAACGCCACTGCGGCCAAGGAGCGGCTCGAGGTGCTGTGGTCGAACCGGCCGCTCAATGGCCAGCAGCAGGCGCTCGTCCTGGACCTCGGGGATGCGATCGCATGACCGCCCCCAAGACCCGGCGCCAGCTCCACCGCTGCATCTCCTGCGGGCGCGTCCTCCACGACCCGATCAGCGTCCGGCGTGGCCTCGGCCCGAACTGCTGGCGAGCACGCAACCCCACGCCACCGCGCGCCGCTCCAACCCCCGGCCGCCACGACTCACGCGCAGGGCCCGGCGAGTTGGAGGGCGCCGGACAACTCGTCTTCGCCATCCAATCCGCCCTGCCAACCGGAGACCCGACATGACCGTCACGCCCGACCAGCTCGACACCGCGCCACTGGCGCCGCTCGCCCGCATCATCGCTACCGTGATCGAGGAAGTTCCCGTCCGCCTCGGCTCCAGCGGCACCACCGACCTCGCCGCCGCGCTCCTCGCCCGCGTCGCCGCTTACATGGGCCGCGAACTCGGGCCGCTGGCCGCCGTTCTCGGCGAGATCGCCGCCGAGCGAGAAGTGCAGGACGCCAAGTTCGGTCAGCAGAACTGGCCTGACGGCACCGGCGGCCCCGCCATGCGCGATCGGGCCGACGAGTCGCGGGAGCAGTGCCAGTGGCTCACCGCGAACGGCGGCCCTGACTGGCGCGCCATCCTCCTCGAAGAGGTCTACGAGGCCCTCGCGGAGGAGGACCCGGCGCGGCTGCGGGCCGAGCTGGTTCAGGTCGCCGCCGTCGCTGCGGCGTGGGTCGAGGCCATCGACCGCCGCACCGCCGCCGCCCGCGCCGAGGAAGGTAGGGCCTGATGCCCGCCCGCCGAGCCCGGACAACCCCGAGACCTGTGAGACCCGTGAGACCTGGTGGGCCTCGTACATGACCATCCCCGCAACCGAGGAACCCCGATGACACCCACGCCGTACCGCGTCCTCGTCACTGGCTCCCGCACGTGGACCGACCGCGCCGCGATCGACTCAACGTCGAACGCCACCCCGCCGACTGGCAGGCGCGCGGCAAGGCCGCCGGGGTCCGCCGCAACGTCGAGATGGTCCGCCTCGGCGCCGACGTCGCGCTGGCCTTCATCCGCAACGGCTCCCGAGGGGCCACCCACACCGCCGACCTCGCCGAGAAGGCGGGGATCCCGACCCGGAGGTTCACCGCATGATCACGCCCACGCCCGCCGACACCGAGGTGCGGCAGCTCGTCGTCCACCCCACTGTCTGGCCGTACCTGACCGCCTGGCTCGACGCCCGCAGCATCGACGTCAACCTGATGACCCCGGCCAGCGACGACGACCTCGCCACCTACGTCATGAGCCCTCGCGACCTCGCCACCGAGCCCGAGGCCCCCGCCGCGCATGCCCAGCGCCCGCAGGAGCGCCCCGGAGCCGTCCGCGCGGGCCGCGGGCATACCCGACACGCTGAGCGGGCCGCAGATGGGCGTTGACGCGCCCACGCTCCGTGCCCTGCTCGACGACGCGATGCGCGAACACCTCGCAGGCTCCGACGGCCAGTTCGCCGAAGCCCTCGACGCCGTGCTCGGCATCGTCCTGCCCATCGGCCGCCACCTCGGCGCCCTTCACCAATCCGCCGAGGACGACCTCACGGCCGCCCTCGCCACGCTCAAGCGCGTGCGGCAGCTCGCCGACCTCCACCGCGTCGAAGGCGACAACTGCGTCGCCTCCGTGCCCCTCCACCACCTCGACCGCGCCCTCGCCGGTGCCGACACCCCGAAGGCCACGCAGTGAGCCGCCACCTGCGCCGCCCCGGCGCCCGCTGGCGCCTCCTCGTCCACCGATGGGCAGGCCGCTACCCCGGCAAACGCCAAGGCGCCTACGACATCAGCCACCACATCACCGGCAACCCGACGTTCGCCGCCCGCAACCCCGCTGGCGAGCACTCCCGCACCCACCTCATCGGCGCCGGCGAAACCGAGTTCGACGAACTCATCGTCGGCTCCTGGCTGCATCACAGCTGACCGCGATGGCACCCGCTTCACGTGTGGGTCTGCGACCCCGGCGACTACGACGACCCGGTAGACGGCTGCACCTACGAACTCACCTGGACCACCAACTCCCACACCACGAAGGAACCCTGACCGTGGGCACGTTGCTGCTCGACCCATCCTCGGCGCCGCCTCGGCGTCAGCACCTACGCCTATACCGCGGATGCCGAGATCACCGTTCTCGGCGAAGTCGTCGACTTCCTCATCTGGATCGGCATCGCCGCTGACTGGCAGCTCCACCGCGAGCGCATCGAATGCGGATCGCTGTACACCGGCGGACGAGTTGGCACCCGCTGCCGCTCGATGGCTCGCCCGGGAAGCTGCGTTGCGACGGCTACTCGGCGGCTGTAGGCGGCTCAGTGCCGGGGCGTGCGGGCAGCGTGGCGCCGGGGCGCCCGACATACCACTCCCAGAGCTGGCGCGTGAGGGCGGAGCGGTCTGTGCCGGCGGCGCGTGCTACGGCGTCCAGGTCCTCCCACAGCTGGTCGTCGGCGCCTCGGATGTAGCGCCCCCTGTGCTTGTGCTGGTTAGCCATGAAACCCATGCTCCCAGGTGGCTTGCCACCCGTCAAAGGGTGTGTCATATTGGAGGTGGCAAGCCACCTATGAGCAGGGGAGATGATCCAGATGGCCACCCAGTTCGCGATCACCGTCTACGAGATCACCAGGACCGGCTCCATCGTGGACCTCGTCAGGTACACCACCGCCCCCACGGCCGCCGAGATGGAGGACCGCGTCACCGAACTCCACCGCGCTTACCCCGCACCCACCTTCCGCGTGGACGTCAAGACCGTCCCCCGGTACTGACGAAGCAGTCCACCTCCACCGACCGAACGGAGACCACCGCCATGGCCACCACCCCCGCTGAACAGCTCCTCGCGCGCCTCCGTGCCGAACTGCCGGAACTGGACCTGCCGACAGGGACGCGCCTGCGCCGCGTCTACCCGAGCAGCGCGATGCGGAACCTCGGCGCCTGGTCCTGGTGCGCCGAGGGGTCCGGGGGCGAGGACCTGCGGGTAGGGTCCCGCCACCCGATGGCGGAGTTGCTGGGCGCGTCCGTCCTCGTGGTGGTCGTGGAGGAGGTCTCGGTCGACCTTTCGAGGCCGGACCGGACCGTCACATACCCGGGGGGAGAGGTCTGACCGCCGCCCGACTTCGGGAGAATACCCCGACGACCCCGGGTGCGGCTTCGCCCCCGTCACTGTCACGCGGCGGGGGCCAACTCCAGGACGGGCCGCCCCGGCGCGTGCCATCCTGCCGTCATGCCCACCGAGCCGGCGGCCCCCGCGTCACCACCGGCGGTCGCCCGCCACGACACCGACGCGGCCGTGCGGGTGCTGAAAGACCCCGCTGGCCCCGGACGCCCCTGGACAGACGCCGAGATCGCCCGGCTGCTGCCGCTCCTAGCCGAGGGCCTCGCCGACCCCGACCGTGAACCGGAGGCCGGGCCAAGCGGTCTTGAGGCGGAGGCGTGGGGCACGCGCTGGCTGGTCGCCGTCGCCGCCGGCGAGGTGCGAGACGACGCGGCGTAAGCGGCGCTCCTGGGGTCGGCACGCCCGGCGCATTGGCGGTGGGTCGTCGTGCAACCCGCCAGCCTGCCATCCCAGGCGTGCGGTGTCCTGCGTTCAGCACGACGGCCCCACCGAAGTGGGGCCGTGGCTGTACCCCGGGCGCTACCGGGGCGTACCGTTTCGAGTGTCTAGGTCGAAACGTCAACGGAGTTCAGCATGCCACACACCCCTGACACCACGGCAGTCCGCACACCGCTCACCTTCGGCCAGCGGGTCAGGCGTCGCCGCGAGCGCAACGGCCAAACGCGTGCCGTTGTCGGTGGCCTCGTCGGTCGCTCCGCCGAATGGGTAAAAGCCATCGAAACCGGACGCCTCGGCATCCCCCGGCTCCCGCTGCTGCTGCGCTTGGCCAACGTGCTCATGGTGGATGATGTGAGCGAACTCGTGGGGGAGAACAACCGCTTGAGCACGGCCAGCTTCGTGAAGTCCGCGCACAACGGCCTGCCTGCCGTCCGCGAGGCCCTGACTACGTACAACCTGAAGTCCACGGACGAGGAACCCGAGCCGGTAGACGACGTACTGCGCAGGGTACGGGAGACGTGGGAGGTGTGGCACGCCACCGGCAAGCACCGCACGAAGGTGTCGGCCCTCCTCCCGGATCTGCTGGACGACCTCCAGCACACTGCACGCGCACTGGAGGGCGCCGACCGGCGCCGCGTCTTGGTGGCCCTGGCCGAGACCTACCACCTCGCGCAGCTCTACCTCAGCTTCCAACCCGCGCCCGAGCTGGTCATGCTCACCGGCGACCGCTCCATGTCTGCCGCGCAGGACGCCGACAGCCCCAAGGCGATCGCCGCCGCCGCTTGGTACATGAACCATGTCTTCCGCGACGCCGGCGAGCGCCATGAGGCCCGCGTGGACCTGGCGATGAAGGCAGCGGATCTGCTGCGGCCGGATGACGACGCGGAAGACCTCGCCCGCTGGGGGCTGCTGCACCTCGCCGCCGCACTGTCGTTCGCGAAGATCGGGCGGCGCGGGGACGCGGAACGGTTCTGGGATCGGGCCGATGACGCCGCGCGGCGCCTCGGCCCTTTCACACACCCGTACCTGATCTTCGGCCGGGGCATGGTGCACGCCTACGCGGTCACCATGTACGCGGACCTCGTGAAGGGCGCGGACGCGGTCGAAGCCGCGGGGCGCGTGGATATTTCGGGGATGCCCTCGGCCACCCGTCGCAGCTTCCATCTCGTGGAGATGGCGCGAGCCCACAACTCGCAGGGCGAACCCCTCTCCGTGGTCCACCTGCTCAAGCGTGCCTTCGAGGTGAGCGAAGAGACGGTGCGGTTCAACGTCTTTGCTCGATCCGTCGTGGAGGAGATGGCGGAGTCGTCGAACCGGCTAGTCCGTGATGAAGCACAGGGGCTTCGGCGGCAGCTGGGCCTTCCCGCGATTGCCTGAGGGGTACAGAATCTACCCCTCAGCGTGGGGGTAGGGAATGTACCTCTCGCTCTCACCGGCTAGTTCTACGGTCGGTCATCACCTGATCACGATGACCGTGAGGGCTGACCGATGGACCAGATCGCGAGAGAGGCGGGCACCCCGCCGCCTGAGCCCACCCCCGCGCTGCCCGTGTGGCTGCCGCCTGCCGACGTTGGCGTACGCAGCACGCGGTGTGGCGAGGCGTTCGACGCGGTACGCGTCGCGCAGTGGATCGGGGCCTACGCGCTGGAGTTACTGGCGGGACGCTCCCGGGGTGTGATCGCGGACTGCCGTGGTGGCGTCCTGTACTGGCTGATCCCTCCCGGCTCGGCGGGGGGTTGGGATCTGCCGGTCACGGTGTACGGGTCGGCGTGCTACGTGCCGGTGCCCTCCCCCGCCCCGCGCGGTGCGCGTGGCGTGCACTGGATCACCCCGCCGGAGGGGGACGGCCTGACCGACCCCGTAGAGCTGCACGACGCGCTCGCGGTGGCGATCAGCGGCCAGTGCGGCCCGCGCCCGGAGACGGCGCGGTGAGCGGCATCGTGCCGCACTGCGGCTGGTGCAAGACAACGGCCGGACCGCTCGTTGAAGTCGGCTTCGTCGAGTCGAACTCGGGCCCCGGTTGGTTCTACAACGCCTGCCAGCCGTGCGTGGACGAGCACCGGATCGTGCCGGCCTCCGAGCAGCCGGACACCTGGCTCGGAGAGATTACCTACCGGGCGGAGGCGACGCGGTGAGCGCCGAGATCGAGCCCCGGCACGACTACGCCGCCCTCACGCCCGAGCAGCTCGCCCGCATCGCCGCCGAGATACGGCCGACCGTCGAAACGCTGCTGCGTCTCCACGGCCTCCTGCCCCGCGAGCAGTCCCTGCGCATCGTTGACGGGCGCCTCGCGATGCCCGACGGGACGCCGGAGGACTTCTTCGGGTGGCCGCTGGACTACCTCATCAAGGCCGCCGCCGACCGCCTGATCGCCGAGAACACACGCGTGGACAAGGCCGCCGCCCACGCGGGAGGGCTCCGATGCTGACACCCCTCGGGTACGACTCGCTCGTGGTGACGCCGCAGACCGTGCGCGTCGGCGACCTGCTCACCATCGACGGCCAGCAGATCGCGGTCGTGGACATGCGCGCCTTGGGCGGCACCCGCGATTCGGTAGTGCTGGGCCTCGACACGGGCCAACGGATGGTCATGCGGCAGGGGAAGAGCTACAACGCCCTCCGGGCCAGAGGGCAGGCCCGGTGATGGCGGTGGTCAAGCAGGCCGACGGCATCGAGGAGTCCGCGCTCCCACCGGCGTGGGACGAGGAGCTGCGCGGCCTGGTGTGCGCGTTGTGCCGCCGCCCCTTGCTGCCGACCTGGCGCGCCGTCCGGCTGCTCGATGTCGTCGAGCACAACGGCGGCGCCTCCGGCCAGTACGCCTGTGCCCCGGGGTGCTCGACGTTCGACGACAGGCCGGAGGTGATGAAGCGCATCCTCGCCAGGCTCTACGCGCTGGACGACCCCCGGCCGCCGCCCTGACGGCCCTGAGTTCCCTGCCGCCCGGTTGAGCGTCTTGCAGACCCCCTGCGCTCCTGGCCCCGGCAGGGCCGCCCGCCCCGGGAACGGACGCCCGGAGTGGGCTCCCTCGGCCCGCTGGCTCCGCATCCCAACCCGGGCCGAGGGACACCGCCCGCCCCCGGCAGGCCACGGCCGGGGGCGGGCCCCCGCCGTCCCACTGCTCTGACCGGATTGAAGCATCGGGGGCCGGAGCAGGGACGGGCGCTCCGGACGGCCACCGGGGCGCCCACCACCCAGGCGGCCGATCGGGTCAGGGCCGACCACACCCACCAAATAAAGAGGGAGACCACGATGCCCGACGACAAGCCGACCGACGAGGATGTCGCCGACATCCAAGCCCTGGCCGCCGTAGTCAACATCAACAATGACCCGGACGTGTCCGAAGACGTGAAGAACCTCGTGAACAACCTGATGCCCGGCTCGAACGACCTGAACCCGTAGCCCACAGCCCTTCATCCGGCCCGCCCTCGGCAGGCCGGACACCACGGCCCCGGCCACCTCGCGCGGCCGGGGCACCGAGGGCCGCGCCGAACTCTTGACCAGAACGGAGGCACCCGGTGGCCGACCACGCACCGCCCTACGGTTGCCCGATCACAGTCGCCATGCTGCTGGCCGATCCCGCCGGCCGCATCCTCATCGTGCGGCCCGCCGGGCGGGCAAGCGGCTGGCTGCTGCCCGGCGGTCTCGTCAAGCTCGGGGAGTCGCCCCGCGACGCCGCAAGACGCAAGGTGCGCGAGGAGACCAACGTCGATGTCGAGCCCGGCGCCCTGGTGGCCGTGGACTGGGTGCAGGCCAGCCGAGCCCACCGCCGGGCCCGGCTGGCGTTCGTCTTCACGGGCCGGACGCTGACTCCGGACGACATTGCCGGCATCCGACTCCAACGGGCCGAGGTCGACGCCTGGCGCCTGGAGCCGCCTGCCCGCGCCCTGCTCCTGCTCCATCACCGGGTGGCCGCCCGCGTCGCGCCCACGCTCAGCGGCGGCGGCCGCCCGCTCTACCGTGAAACAAGGAAGGCGACGACGTGACCCGCTTCCCCGTCGGCCGCACCTTCCGGAGCAGCTGCCGCAGCTCACCTATGCCCCACTGACCCAGACACCTGGCTGGGCCCTGGCTGCCACCACGGCGGCCAGGGCTTCACGGTGTTCCCGCGGGTACGCCGCCCCACGTTCGGCCGCAGACCCCGTCATCGAACAGCACCGGCATACCCCTTCAGGAACATCGCCGATGCGCGCCGCCTCCGGGCCGAGCAGCGGCGGCGGCGCTGACTCTGCATCGGCCCGGCTGGGCGTGGTGAAGCCGCCGCCCGCATGCCGTCGCTACTCCTCGACCGGCGTGCGGTCGACCTCGGAGACCCTGACGTCGTGGATGTCGGCCAGCGTGCCGTTCTCGATCTCGGCGTCGAGGGGGGCGGTGTCGCCGATGCTGGTCTTGCCGGGGCCGAGTTGGTCGGCGGTGACGCCGGTGGTGCCGAGGACGTCGCCGTCGGCGTCGAGGAACTCCAGTTGCACGAAGTAGTCGGCCGGCTCGCTGCTGTTGTTGGTGATCTCGTACTCCACGACGTAGGAGCCGGGCCCCCACACGTCGTGGTCCATCACACCCGCCCGGACGATCTCGACATCGCCCGTCGCGTCCTCTGCGGCAGGCTCCTCGGCCGGCGCGTTCCGTTGCCCGCTCGGTTCCACGGTGGCGGTGTTGTCTCGGCCCTCATCGCCGCCGTCGTCCGAATCGGAACAACCGGCCGCCAGTCCCACCGCGGCCACGACCGCGACCGCAGACAGTAAGACCCCTCGCACCCTCACGTGCGTCCTCCCCTTCAGCCGATCAGATCAGGAGCACAGATCGTAACGCGCTGCTCCACCGTCTGTGATGGAATCCGAAGAAACTGCGCCCACACGACAACCAGGTGAGCGCCGGACCCGATCGAGAACGCGCCGCCCGCGTACCCCGGGCGAGGCACCGGCGTAGCGGTCGAACTCGGCGGCACAGGGTCCTCGGTCAGGACTCGAACAAGGCGATCAGGGAGATCACCGCGGCGGCCAGGCCGGTCATCACGCCGACCGTCGGCAGCGGCCACCGCCGGGCCTTGACCGCCTCCATCTCCACCCGCAGCGCGTCGAGGTCATCACGGACCTGCGTCACCTCGGACCGCAACTGCGAGACCTCCGTGAACTGAAGCCGGAGCTGCACCACCTCATCGCCGATGCGGCGCAACTCCGCGTAGATCTGGCCGGAGCTGATCCACGTGCCGCCTTGGTCCGGCGGCTCCGGCGGAGGACTCACCGCCCCGCATCAGGCGCGCGGGGCCCTCGCGTCCGGGGCGGCACGGTCGTCTCCGTCACTCCGGGCCCCTCCGCGCCGGCCCCTGACGTGGCCACGGCCGTCAGCACAGCCAGCAGCGCCGCCCCACCAGCGGTCGCCAGGGCATACGGCCAGTCCACCTTGAGCCAGTTGACGGTGTCGGCCCCAAGGAGCGCGGCGAGAGCCTGCGCGGCGGTGCGGATAGCCCGCTCGGCGGTGGCGTACCAGAACGCGAGGCTGAACATCAGGCGCCGCCCCCCGCCGCGGCGGCGGCTTCGTCGGTCTCGTCCGGTTCGGCGAGGAGGTGTTCGGCGAGCGCCGCTTTGGCGCCGGCCTCGGCCGCGTCCTGCACGTCCTGAGCCGTCAGGCCGAACCCCTCGGCGAGCGCGGCCACCGCGCCGCTCAGCGCCCCCACCTGCGCCGTGAGGGCCTTGAGGAGGTTGAAGTTGTCGAGGGTCTTCTCCTGCGCCCGCCCCATCCGTGTCTGGGCCTTGAGGGTCTGGCCGCCGTGCTCGATATCGCGGTTCCACACCGCGGCGGCCACCTTCTCGGCGTCGTCCCTGCTGATAGGCATGTCGTCCTCCTCCGGGTTCCAACTGGCGGGATGCTTCAGTCGCTCGGCCACTCGGGCGCGCACGTCGGTCATGGTGATGCCGGGCCCACGCGGGTCGACCTTCCCGGGCTGCCACTCCAGGTGCCCGATCACCGACGTTTCGCCGTCCTTGCCCCAGCCGTGCGCGCGGCACAGCGCCGCGCTCGCGCGCACGATCGCCTCGACCTGCTCCGGCGGCCACGGGTCCCTGTTGTCGCCCATGTTGATGCACTCGAACCCATAGAAATGCGGGTTCCCGTCAATGCCGGAATCGCCTGCCTGAGGCAGGGCCCGTTCAGCGATTACCGCGGCCAGCACGTCACCATCCCCGCCACCGGCGTGGTTCGCGCGGCCGTTGCCCACCAGGTAGCAGGTGCCGTCCTTGGCGATGACGCCGTGGCACAGCGGGCCGGGCAGGTCCGAGCGGCCCTTGTAGCACAGGCTCACGGAGCTGTTGGTGCCGGTGGTCACGGTGTGGTGGACCATCACCCCGTGCACAGGGCCCCACGCCCCAGCTTCGTTGCGGTTGTTGGTGCGCCATGAGCCGTACTCCACGACCCGCACACCCTCCTCGCGCAGGGCACGCACCACGTGGTCAGCGGTCAGCGGAAAGGCCATCTCATCCTCCTAGCCGTAGAGTTCGACGATCACGAGGCCGGCCCCGCCGTCGCCGCCGCTCTGTACGGGGCCGTCGATGGACATCGCGCCGCCGCCTCCGCCACCTGCGCCGCGCGCGGGCGTGCCGTCCCCGTTGGAGCTGCGCGCGAACCCGCCATAGCCGAGGTGGGCATCGCCGCCCGCCCCGGAGAGGCCGTTGTTGGCGTTCAGGCGGATCGCGCTGCCTCCCGCGCCGCCGCCGACGGTGACCTGCCCGGTGCCGCGCACCGGTCCGGCGGTCCCGGAGACGGTTTCCATGGAGACGCCGCTGCCCATGCCCGCGCCGCCGCCTGCGCCGCCAGAGGCGATCACGAACCCGCCGAAGCTGCTGTCGCCGCCGTTGCCGCCCGCGCTGTTGCCGCCTCCGCCCTGCCCACCAGCACCAACGACAACGGTCTCGACTCCGCCAAGCGAACTGGCCTCGATCAAGCTCATGGACCAGCCGCCGCCCGCGCCGCCGGGCCGGGCGATCAACTGGTCGGCGTCAGAATTCGCTCCGGCCGAGCCACCCCCGGCGCCCTGGGCTTGCACGCGGATCCTTGCCAGCCATGGGTAGTCGGCGACCATGAACTGGTGGGTGCCCGGGTCGCGGTACACGATGGTCTCGCGCAGGCCCATCGTGCCGGGAATCAGGCACAGCTCGCCTTCGGGCGTGACCTGGAAGTAGTCGCCGCACGCACAGACTTGGGCCATGAGCACCTCGCTATGTCGAGGTGCCCGGCCCGGAACCAGTCGGCGAGTGATCGCGTGGCTCCCAGGCTAGCCGAGCGCCTCCCGCAGCGCCTCTCCATCGGAAGCGGAAACCACGGCTGCGCGACCGCCGCCCCGGGCGGAAGTGGGCTCGCCAAGCGCGGTGCACAGACAGTTGTGCCCCCGCAACCACCTGATCGACGCAGATGGACGCGGGGGCCACAACCAAGCACTGCCAAGGGCTGTGTGCGAAGCAGTAACAGGACTCCAAGGCTTACAACGGACATACTATCACAGGGCGGTCCGAAGTTTAAGCCCCGGCGTGGCCAATGACCCCTGAAGGACTGGTGGTTGGCGCTGGACGGGGGCGCCTACCCCGAACGCGGGGGCACGAGGCGACGTCACCCAGCGGGGAGCAGCGCGACCAGATGCACCGCCACGCCCGGCCCAGCGGGCACGGATGGCAGCACGCCCAGGCCCAGCATCGGCCGGGTACGCCACACCCGCACCGTCACCCCACCGGCTGTGACCTCTTCGAGCACGACACTCACCGCCGATGTCGCTGACGGGGAAGGATCAATCGGGGTGGCCACCACTACCGGCACGCCGTCCAGCGGCGGCTCGAAGGCGAAGATAGCGCGGCCATCTTCGCCCGTCAGCACCACAGCCGCGCCCACCAGGCGGACTCCACCCACTGTGGCGGGTGCCATCCTGAGCCCCCCGCGCGGCCCGGCCTCGCCCTGCGGTCCGGCCGGACCCTGCGGCCCCGCCCTCCCGCGCCGCGACCGGCGCGTCCGTCGGTCCAGATCCCGCAACATGCCTGCCAGCGCCCCGTGGGGCGAGCGCCGGGAAGCCGATCCCCGCAACGCCATCGCCGCTCACATCCCCGAGGGCGCGAGCTGGACGCTGACCTGCTCGCCCTGCTCGTCCTCGCTGACCCGCACCGACAGGATCTTCAGGGACTGGGCGATGTTCCGGCACGTCGCCGTGGTGGTCACATCCACGCACCATCCCGGGACCAGGCTCGGCACTTCGACCGCGGCCTGCGGGGAGAGCGTCACCCGCTCGGAGTCCAGGTACACCGGCGCGGGCCGGCTGCCTCGCAGCCGGGAGCGGGCCGCCGCCGCCGCCGAGGAGCGGTCCAGGATGCTGGTCTCCTCCTCGCTGCGCTCCAGCAGCCCGTAGTAGGAATCCGAACCACCGGCCTCTCCCTTTATGCCCTCATCACCGTGCACGACCCAGCGTGTGGCCAGCGCGGCGCCGTCCTCGGCCACCACCAGCCCGTCGGGAAAGTCCGCGTCCGTCAACGCGCCGACGCGCTCGCAGTGATCCTCGGGCATGAGGATGATGCGGGAGCCGACGGCGGTGTAGTCCAACCCGGTCTCCGCCAAGTCCCGCAGGTGGTCCCCGGTCTGCCCCACGTCCTGCTCGTAGGCGCGATCGCCGCGGACCCTTGTGGGGGCGACGATGTGCACCACGTGTCCGGGGTCGTCGGGCCGGAACCCGTCGCGGATCAGCCACTCGGCGATGTCCGTCAGGTCCGCCCCGCCGAACTGCATGTCCTGGTGGGGGACGCGGCGATCGAGCCATCCCAGCACGTCCACGGCGGTGATCTCCACTGGCTCGACCCCCACAACGGGCCATGAGATGGTCACGATCGGGCCCTCCCACACCGGATCGCGTCGACCGGCCCGCCAGATCACCAGCCGGTGTCGCCAGGAGCGGACCTGCCCGATCTGTGCGCAGCAGTTGGCGTCGGGGTGGATCATCACCCGGGCGGTGCTGATGTCGTCCAACGTCCGTGTCCACTCGACCTCGACCAGCACCTCCGTTGTCGAGACGGTGGCACCGTCGCGGTCGATGATCCGGGCGGTATGGGTACCGCAGCCGACTGGCATCTACCACTCCCTCCCCGACAGTTCGATCGTCACGGTGGCGTCGTCGGCCGGCGTCACGATCGCGTCGGCCTCCAGCAGCACGCAGTACTCACCGCGCTTCAGCGGCTCGAACGCGAGCGGCGACCCGCCGGCTCCGTAGGCGTCGGGCGATGTCTCGCACACCCCGCCGCAGGTGACGGTGGCCCGCCCGGTCTGCCCGTCCAGCCGCACCTCGCCACCGGCCGGCACGAACGCCACCTCGTACACCGAGTGCGGGGTGCACCGCTCGGCGTCGGCGACTTCCTCGCACGTCATGCCGTCGTGCTCGGGGCGCCGCTGGACGAAGCTGACGGTCAGCCGCCGCAGATCGGCGCTCCCGGCCTCCACGGTGATGATCGGTACGGCGGGGCTGGTGCGGGGCCAGTCGGTGAGATCCAACTCATACGCCTCGGCGTTGACCGCCAGCGCGGAGCAGAAGCAGGTGCGTGGCGGAGGCGGAGTTGGCGGTGTTGGGGTGCGGCAGGCGGGGTCGGCGCACGCGGTCCCGGGCTCGGGGCAGGCGGCGTGGCGGCAGGTCCCTGCACACGGCTCGTCGCCCCCCTCATCGACGGGCCACGCCACACCCCCGCACGCGCCGTCGGTCTCCGCCACCGCGACTGCGCCCTCAGGGCAGGCAGAGTCGGTGATCTCCAGGCACACCGGGGGCGTGCCACCGGGCTTCGAGTGGACGCACCATGTGATGCACTCGCTGCCGTCGTCGCTCGGGACCGGCGCGTGAAGCACCTCAACGGGGTCGGACCACGCCCACGGCGTCGCGGCCGACAGCACCACCTCCACGGTCACCAGGTCGGCGCCGGTGTCACAGCCGCCGGGCTGCCGGCCCGTGCAGCCCTCCCCGGCGCGCTCGATGACGCGTGGCCCCTCCAGGAGCGCAACGCGCCGCAGAGTCCGCCGCCACGGGGCAAGGAGCCACCCGGCCTCGCCTGGAGACTCATCCCCCGGCGACTCCCATCCAGGCGACTCCCATCCGGGCGACTCCGTGAGGGACTCCTCGGGGGATTCCTCGCCAGGGGAGTCCCACCCCGGGGACTCCTGCACGTCCTCCGGCGGGGGACAGCACGCCAGCACCGTCAGGTCGCTGCCGCCGCATCCGCCCCCGCCACACGCCCCGCACGAGACGCCCGTGCAGCCCTCCAACGCCCACGCCAGCCACCTCAGGCCGTACGCCACGCCGCAACACGTCGCCCCCAGCAGCACCCCCGTGATGGTGATCGTGCGCGGCTGCACCCGCGCCGGCCCCAGCGCCGCACCCCCGACGACGGCGCCGGTGACCTGGCGCTGCACCGGGTGGTCATCCAGGCCCTCCACGCTGGTGACCATCCACCCGGCGAAGTCCGAGGATTCGGGCACCGCCGGATCCCACCACGGCGCGCCGTCCTCCTCCGGCGTGCTGTACGGCTCGTCCCCAACGCCCTCGGCGGTCAGCGTCGGGCACCCGCATACCGGGCCGGACGTCAACGCCGTCCCCACCGTCTCCGCATACGCCGCCAGCCGCGTGGTGTTGACGATCTCCACGCCGCCCAGGGCCATGTAGTCGCTCAGCATCTAAAGGACACCCCCTGCCAGGGCCAGGCGCGTCACGACACGCTGTGCTGTCGTGTGGGCGTCGCCGACCTCGTTGATCGTCCAGTGATGGGTGTGCGTCACCCCGCCGCCCGAGTCGCCGCTGTCGCCATCCCGACCGGTGAGCATGGCCGTCAGCCCAGAGCGGTCCGCCAGCTGGCGGGCCCGCTGGGGCCGGGTGAGGGGGATGACGACCTCCCTGCCCGCCTCGCCCACCAGCGCCACGGTCGGGCCGTTGACGATGGCGCCGTCCGCCAGGCCGGGGATCCATCCCGTCAGGTCATCTGCGGCGTCTCCGATCGCGTCGGAGACCACACTGCCCAGGTCACCGAGCGCGTCAGCGACCTTGCCCGGCACGTCGGCGAACCAGCCCACGATGTCGGCGATCAGATCAGTCGCGGCCGTGCGGGCGTTGTCCGTCGCGCCGCTGATGGCGCTTGCGATCCGGCCGCCCAGGCGCGTCACCTCGTCATACACCTTGCCGGGCAGCCCGGCGAACCAGTCGACGATGTCGCCCACCAAGCTGCGCACGAACCCCATCACCCGGCCCGGCAGCTCGCTGAACCACGCGCCGATCGAAGCGATCAGCTCCGGAATGATCGAGTTGCCGACCAGGCGGTCGAACAGCCACTGGAAGAACCCGACGATCCGTTCCACAGCCCACCGGATCGGTTCCAGCACCGCTTCGACAGCGGCGAGAAGCCCCGACAAGGCTGCCACGATGCCGTTGATGAGCGGCACCACGATGTTCATGGAGGTCCAGCTCAGGATGGCAGCGTTGATCTGGATCAGCGGGCCTATGATCGCGACGGCGATCTCCACCAGCGGCAGCAGCGCCGCCACCAGCGCGGTGATCAGATCGATGACCGGCGGCAGAATGGTCACCAGCGGTACCAGAATGGCCTGCTGAAGCTCCATCAGCGGCGGCAGCAGCGGCATCACCGCCTCCAGCAGCTGAAGCAGCGCCGGCACCAGTTCCTCGAACAGCGCCGGGGCCAACTCGTCGACGATGATCGGCAACAGAGTCTGCAATGCCTCCGTCATCGCGACGCCGAGGATCTCCACCAGCGGCCCGGCCGCCTCTACGACCTGTACCAGTGCCTCACTCACCAGCGGCAGCAGCTCCGCCAGTGCTGGCAGCACCTCCCCGGCGAGCGCGTCGACCAGCACGGTGGTGATCTCCGTGCCGAGCGGAGCCAGCACGGCCAGAAGCTCGCCCAGGGCCTCGGCCAGCACCGGCAGCACGTCGGCCACCGCGCCGCCGAGCTGCTCGGCTAGAGGAGCCAATCCGTCGGCCATCTGGCGGAAACCCTCAGAGAGCTGCGCCAGCAGCTCCGGCGTGAACGCGGCCTGGAGCCCGTCCACCAGCGGCCCCAGCGCGGCCTCCGCGACCCGCAGCCCTTCGGCCAGGCCGACGCCGAGCACCGCCGCGAGTTGCCCCGCGATCGGCAGCAGCGGCAGCAGCGCGGACACCACGGCACCGACCGACTCACCAACCTGCGGCAGCACCCGCGAGATCGGGTCGAGGGCCTCGGTGAGCGCCGCTCCCAAGCCAGGCAGGTTCGCCGTGATCGGGGCCAGGGCCGCGCCGAGCGCACCAGCGAGCTGCTGCAACCCCGGCGCCAGCGCCTCGATCCCCCCGACCAGCCCATCCAGCGAGCCCAGCTGGGTGATGACCTCGGTCAGTACCGGCGACAACGCGGTACCAATCGCATTCAGGCCCGCGAAGGCGTTGGCCAGCGCGCGGATGCCCTCCTCGCTGGACGCCATCCGCGCGAGATCGTCGAGCGTGGACCCCAGGACGCCCAGGGCGTCGCCGCCGGCCAGGTCGATCGCGTCGCCGACTCCGCCCAAGATCGTGCCGACGTCCTGGACGATGGCGCCGAGCTGCCGGAACACGGCCAGGGCTCCCTCGACCCAGGCAACGGCTTCCCCGCTCCTGGCGGCCTCGGTCAGGAACTCGCCAAACCGCGTCCCGAGGTCGCCGATCGCGCCGCCGAGCTGCTCCCCGAACGCGGCCTGCACAGCCGCGGCCATCTCCAACAGGCCCTGGGTGACAGGCCTGACAGCGGTTGCCAGCTCGGACGTGGCGTCGCGCGTCCCGGAGATGATCTGCTCCAGCAGCGCGACACCCTGCTGGGAGGACACGAAGTTCAGCGCTGCCGCAGCGGCGCCGCCGAAGTTCGTAGCGATGTCCTGGAGGCCGGCCTGGATCCGGCGGGAAGCCAGGACATTCCCCAGCCGTTCCACCTCGCCGACCAGCGGTGCGAATGCGGCCTGCTGAAGATCCTGCTGGAGACCAGTCAGTTCCGGCCGGAGCCCCCGCAGTTCTCGCGCGACATCCTGCGCGGCCGGGGCCAGGCCCTCGATCGCCGCCGTGAAGTCCTCGGCGGTGCCTGTCAGCGCCGCCCCGAACGCCTCGCCGGTGCCGTAGACCGCGGCGGCCAGGACCCCGAACGCCGCTCCAGCTCCGGCGATGGTCGCCGGGGCGGCGGCGATGATGCCAACCGCCGGGGCGAGCGCGGACACCAGCTGTACCAGGCCGCTCGCCGCCGACACTGCCTCAGCGGTAAGCAGTGTCAGCCCGATGCCCCGGGCAAGGGTGCTGGCCAGGCCGGATGCGGCGGAGGTTACCGATCCCAGCGATCCAGCCAGCGACCGCAGAGAGGCATCGTCGCCGCCGATGACCGGGATGCGCACAGGCGGCGCTGCTGCCGCCTGCCGGCGCAGCTCGTCCACGTCCAGATCCGGCACCACCCGCACCCGTACCGGTGGCAGGAGGTCAAGGCCGCGCTGCAACTGCCGCCAGAACTCCAGCGGCGAGTCCGGCGTGACCCGCACACCCGCGGACAGCCCCGCCAGCGCCCCCTCGATCGAGGATCTGAGTCTGGCGATGTCGGCTTGGACATCGACCGTGGCCGTAATGCCGGCCACCGCGGAGGTGATCGACGAGCGCAGCCCGGCGGTGGCGGCCTGGACGTCGACCGTGGCCGTGATCCCCGCGACGGCGGAAGTGATGGAGGACCGCAGCCTGTCGGTGTCCGCGCGGGCATCCACCGTGACGGCCAGCCCGGTCAGTGCCCGGTCAATTTCACGCCGCAGGCTCTTGCCGATCTGACGCCCCACCTTGCGACCGGTGGTGCGGGTGCCGCGCAGCAGGGCGCGTTCCAGCCGCTGCGCGGCGGCCCGTCCTTCCGCTTCGAGGCCGGTGTCGTCCAGCTCGATGCGGATGCGGGCGCTGCCGTCGAACTGGTCCACGGGCAACCTCGCGTCAGCAGGGTTGCCCGGCCCGGAACCAGTCGGCGGAAGAACGGTTGTCAGGTCAGGGTCAGCGCGGCGTCCTCGCGGGCCATCTGCTGCATCAGCGTGGCGGCCTGGTCGGCGGAGATCCCCCCCGCCGGAACGGGATGACGTCGTGCCGACGCCGCTCTTGCTTCCTTGGGCGGGGCGTACAGCCGCACGCGGCGCTGCTCCCGTTCCGCGTCATCGCGTGCCCCCTGAGCGATCAGCGCTTCGACCGCGTTGCAGAGGCGGCGGAGCGTCCACGCGTGGAGGTCGATGCCCTGGAGCGCGAGGTGGCCGTCGAGCGCGTCCCACTCCCCATCGGCTGAGAGGGAGGCCCAGATGCGCTCGACGACCCAGTAGGGCGCCCGCCGTACAGCTCCGTCAGCCACTGGAACAACTCGACGAGGACCCGGTCGGGCAGCGGCATGTCGGCGAACCGTTCAGCGGAGTCCGGGAGCATGAACCCGGCGAGGAACTCCCTCAGCGCCTGCGCGGCCTTGCGAATCTCGCCCGGGTCCACCTCGCCCACCTGCTCCGGGTCGGACGGCAAGTCCTGCTGCGCCTCTCGCAGTTGCAGGTAGGCGTCCATCCACTCATCGCCCATCACCTCGGGCTTGAACTCCAACGTGAGGTGGTCGCCGATCTCCGCGACGTGTGGGGAGGTGTTGATGCCGAAACGCTTCGTGGCCATGGCCGGGCACCCCGTTCAGCTTCAGGGGTGCCCGGCCCGGAACCAGTCGGCGAGATGATCGTGGGCCTTCAGGCTAGCCCAGCACCTCGCGTAGCGCCTCCAGCAGAAACGGCCGCGGCCCGGCCGTCGCCACCACGACACCGCCTGTCACGCGCCGGTCCCGGCGCCGCCCGGTCACGATCCACTGGGCGTACGGCACCGGCGCCACCACGTCCCACGCCAGGCCCGTCGTGCCGGGCTTGGGGCCCTCGACTCGGATCGAGCCGCGCAGCCGCCCCGACTGGACCGGCGCCCGCCGTTGCGCCGAGGTCCGCACCCGCTGGGCGATGTCCTCAGCGCGCCGTGCCGGGCCGCTGTTGCGATCCCACGCCAGGCGCCGCAGCCGTGTGGTGTCCAGCCGCACCTCCACACTCACGGCGACGGGCTTTCCTCGCCGGGGCAGCACACCGCGGGCAGGGTCACCCGCAGCCGCTGCTCGACGCCGACGCAGCCGCCCTGCGGCCCCACCGTCTGTGGCCCGGACGGGAGTTCCCACTTCGGCGCGCGGCGGGAGCCGCTGATCTCGGGCAGACAGCACGTCAACGCCTGCCACACCGTGACCGCGTCGGCGTGCAGCACTCGGGCCGCTGTCTCCATCTCCTCGCAGGTCGGGGGGCATCCCTGATCGTCCGGCATCGGCGCGCACCGCAGCAGCGTCACCACCAGTTCGGCCACCGTTACTGGAGGAGGGGTACAGCCTCGCGCGGCCATCTGGAGCGTGGAGCGGTCCCGCTCCCCGGGCCGGATCCCAACGAAGTGCACGGTGAGCTGCCCGCCGACCGCCCCGGGGCAGTCCATCTCGCCGCAGGAGTCCCACGCCGGCGTCCCGGGCACGACGCACGTCCGCTCAGGGCAGCCCGGCAGGCACTCGGTCTCGTCCTCGGCGGCGGCCTCGTCCAGCGCCGCGCACACGCATGCCAGCACCTCGTTGGCGATGTCGTGCACCGACGCCGTGGTCAGGGCCATACGGTGTACCGCCCTCTTGGTCGGGCGTCGGGGGAGTACACGCGGCCGGCGGACGGCAGCCCGCCGGGGTTGACCACCGCCAGCCAGGCGTCGGTCAGCGTCAATCCTGTGCGGCCGTCGGCGAAGATCGCTGTCGGGTCGGCAATCTCCACCGTGACGCCCTGCCGCACCACCCGCCGTGCGCGGGAGGGCAGTTGGCAGTCCGTGCAGCCCTTCACATCGGGCGGCAGGCACGCGGCGATCAGGTGGCACGTCAGCTCACCGACGGCGGCGATGGCGAACTCGTCCAGCGGCAGGCCGGTGCGGTAGGTGACGGCGAACGTGCCCTCGGCGCCGTCCGGCGCCGCCATGTCCTGACACTCCGGCCAGCAGCCGCCGTCGGTGCGGACCAGCCGCGCCGGGGCGTCCACGCGGTAGGCGTCTTCCGGGAGCAGCTCGCCGTCGACCTGGACCGAGATGATGTCGTAGACCGGCGTCTCCAGCCGCACCTCGCACAGTTCGGTGCAGGAGCAGTCCGAGCGGCACCCGCACACCGATGCGTTGCGCCACAACCCGGTGGAGTCGATGTAGGGCAGCCACGGCCCGGCCGCGCCCCACTGCGGCGTGACCGGCGCCTGATCCAGGCAAGAACGGCGACACGGCCTGATCGTCAGAGGGCACGACGGGCCCCAGCGGCGTCCTGACAGGGTCCACAGCCACCGGCTC